AGTGTTGTGATTTCAGTTCCTCTACCACCTTCTCTTCTAGGCAACCAGAAATCTTCCATCATAGACATAAACTTACGATCATCACGAACTTCACCAGTTCCTGCATCATAAACAAGTTTATTTCTATAGCGACTCATTACCTCTTTAAGGTATTGTTCTGCCTTAACTTTTGGTAGATTACCTACATCAATATAAAATATTCTTCTTTCTGGTGCTCTTGATAATCTATAGATGACAAGAGAATCCTCAATCATTCTAAGTTGATTAAGTGCTTTAATTGCTTTATGTAAGTAAGATAAACAAGTACCTTTATTCCTATCAAATAATCCAGAAGTTACATATGCAATTGAATCCTTTGCAATTTTAATAGATCCTTTACCAGCTCCACCAGTAGCAGAAGAGTATATATTTGTTGGATAAGTTGGTTTTGGACTGTATAGATAATACTCTTCAACTTCAGGATACATACCCTTCTTCAAATCAGTATTATTATTTCCTATATCAAGAGGAAGCATATTCTTACTGTTCGCCTTTTTCTCTTTGCGAACAAACCTCATCTTCATTGGGTCAATATATCTGACTTCCTGAATACCGTCTTGTGGTCTTTTTACATCAATAACTTTTAAATAATATAATCTTCCATCAATATACCAGTTCTTAAAAATTTCATGACACTTCTTATCGAAGTCCATCATTTCTTTAATACCAGTAAATTCGTCTCTTATCTTATCTTTTAACTTATCACTTGCATTTAAGTTTGATAATTCTATCTCTACAGGAGAATCATATAGGTCACTAACTATACCTTCATTAACAACATCTTCAATGGCACCATCCGCTTCTGGATGAAGTGACATCTCACGATATCTTTTAATTAAATCGTATTCGGTTCTATAGACACCTTCAATATCTACATATGAACCATAAAAACTACTGGCGATATAGCTATCTCTACCGTCATCATTGTTAGGTGGTACGGGAGATAGCAGATTCTTCGACTTCTTTTCAGTCGAATCGTCAATAGAAAATCCAAACAGTTTAGGCATAGTATATAAGTTTTCCTACTATTATAGCACTATTTATCTAATTTGTTAACGAATGCTTTCGCCTCCAGCGTTAGCACCTACTCCTTTAATTGATTCCCAGTAAAGAACTTGCATTTCTACAGTGAATTCTTCAAGAGTATCAATGGTTTCATAATTGAGATCTACCTGACTTATATTAGTTGGGAAAAGATCATAGAACTTATATGTTCTAAGTGTTGATCCATCACGATCTAATTGATGAACGAATGCATCTTCCTGATAGTCTGCAGGGTTTTGAGCACCAGTTGCGTCAGATAATTTATTAATCTGATTCATCCACTTCTCAAAAGCAGAACGAATTGCAAAATCTGTATCGTTGATAATTGTAATTGTCCAAGTATCGAAAGTTCTATCTCCAGCAATCTTCAGGATTCTTCCCCTGAAGTTTACATCGATTGGAGTAATATTAGAAGCAGGAAGTGCTGCTGCCTTAACTAAGAACCTTGACTTGTCCTTTACGTCGTTATCTACTGCGATTTCTTCTGGAAATGCAAGTTCTACCTCAAACAGATTAGGTCTTGCACCACCACCTGTCAACTTACTCTTGAAGTCAGTGATCTTCCTTAAAGGTGGTCTATTAAATTGAGTTGCCATAGTTTTTTATACCTTATTTGTATGAGATAGAATTAAACGTTTCCAATTACTTCATCAAACGAAACACCAGTTCTGGTAGCAACAAAGGTTAGACCTATGAAGTTGATAGAACGTGCTGGTTTGATAAAGATGTCAGCAACAAATTCATTGTTGTCAATAACAGCAGCAGTGTTATTTGTCTCATCACAGATAACTCTGAAATCAAAGATTCCTCTCTTACCCTGAACATCACGAAGGAATGGTTCAACAATGTTGATAAAGTTTGTTCTTGTTATCTCATCGTTGAATTCAAACATCTGATCTCTTGCTGCAGCAGATATTGCATTTTCGAGGTAGATAAACAATCTACGAACATTAATGCGATCAAATGCAGATGCTTTTGCAAATCCAGTCTTATCACCAAATAATACAATTCCTCCACTAGGAGAGAATACAACTGGATTAACTCTATTTGAATAGAGTCTATCTCTTTGTACCTGAGATGGGTTGTATGCGAGTTTAACAGCATTCAAGATTCCACCTCTAGCAGTACCTGCTGGTGAGAACCAAGGGAAGTTGTTAATGTCATTTCTTGCACAAGTTCCAGCAATATCACCATTTAGAGGGACATATCTGAATGTATCTGCAAATCTATCGTACATATACTTGTATCCACTATCGAATACTGCATATGTTGTTGATGTTACAGGTGCATAGAAACCAATTACATTGTCTGTAATTGTTGCATCAGAATTAACTGTTACTGATCCAGCAACACTATCATTCAAGAATGCTTTTCTGTAAGGTGAAATAAATGCAACAGCATCCTTTCTTATTTCAGCAACAGAAATTAATTTATTAGCAAGTGACTGAGCAGTCTCCTTTTCATGATTTGCAGATCCCATAATTAGGAAATCTGCTGCATATAGATTGTTATCTTCAAATAACTCATATCCTGAAACAAGACCAGATAATGTTACTTGGAATGCTCCAGTTGCTGTATCATCTGTTCCACCGTCATAATTCTTACCACCACTTAATGTATAAGTTTGTGATCCAGAACCACCAAAGATAATTCCTTGAGCATTCTGATCCCAGTTATAATCAGCTTGAGGTGTAAATCCAGAACTATACCCAGTAGTTGTTATACCTGCTGGATTTGATCCACCAAAGATTGTTGTGGAGTTAGATGCGATAAACTTTCTCCAGTTAGAAGGAGAACCTAATGAATATTCAGCATCTTTTGCTTTTGAAAGACTTAAATGCTTCTCAAGAATTGTTCCAACGTTTCCAGTAACCTTACCTTCATCGTCAATAACAACAACGTGAATTTCATCAAATCTTGATCCTCTTCCTGCCGCAAAGGTAGAAGTTCCAGGACGTTCAGCAATATTGTTCCAATTAACTGTAGAATCAGTTAATGCAATTGTTTGTTGATCAAACCAATCCTCATTATTTGTTGCAGTTCCTGTAGCATATGATGAAGACTGTCCACTAGTGTGAATAGCAACTGAACCTGTAGCAAACTTATAAATTCCATTTGGTTGATAATCAACTACAGTTGAAACTCCAGCAGCAGTTACGTGATTAAGGAATTTAACCTCAACTGTTTTAGCAGTAGCATCAACACCAGTTACAATTCCCTTAAAGTGACCGTCTAACTTACTAGTTGTACCTGCACCAGCAAGAACTGTATCAGCAGGAACATTCTGTGTTACTCCATAACCAACAGCAATATTTGTTGGAAGTGTTCCAAATGATAAAATTTGGTCTGCCTTTGCGTCAATTGTGGCAACCTTAAGGTTGTTTGCCCAAGAACCTGGATTTCTAGCAACGATAGTTACACCAGAAATCGTATTAGTATCATAACCAAGATCGTTATAATTATCTAAACTTTTTATCTTAATACTTGCTCCAGTATCATTAGAGTTTTTAAGATCATTATCATCTGCTCTAACAACTCTTAATGGTCCACCATAGGACAAATAAGATGATGCAGTTAACCAATACTCGTAATGCTTATCTGTTGGAGATGGCTCGCCAAAGTTATTAAGCAAATCTTGTTCATTCTCAACTAGGATTGGAACATTGACAGCACCCTTAGCAAAAGGACCGACAATAGCACCTACTTTTTCAGATGCTGTGTCTACTCTACCAACTGTTAGGTCAACTTCCCTAACTACGATCCCAGGAGATGCTAAATTTAGTGGCATCTTTTTCCTCTCCGAATCTCAGATTATTCTGAAATTATTTATTCAAATCTCCTTTTTCATGTATTCTACATGTAATCCCACATATAAGATCGGTCTCCATACTCATCAACATTCCACTCTGTACTCTCTACTGGATTATTTTTACTCCACGTATCTCCTTCATCATCAGTAAAGGTCATTTCATCTAATCCATCCGAAATAAAACCAAATGGTGCCATATCTTGCTCTATCTGATTCTTCTGTTCTTCATAGATTCTCTTACGAACATCATTGTCCGTCATTTCCTTAAAATAGTCTTGTGCAACCAACCAAGCAAATATAACAAGACACATTGCTAAGTCATCATTACATCCTTCTTCTGCCTCAAATGAATTAGCCTTTTGTGAGAATGTTGTTAATTCTGAAATAATATCATAATCCTGTGTAAGTATCTTATCATCTTCTAACATAGTTTTAAGATTACTACAACCCAACTTCTTAACTGCTGCTGTAGTTCTAACCCCTAATTGAGATTTCTTACCACTAAATCCAGATCCAACTATTTGCCCATTACGTCCTCTCATTGAACACATAAGAACATTTTCATATTCAAGATCATATTGAAGTATGCTTGCAACCTGATCTCCTATGTCATTTACCTCTATTAATAAGTATGCTTCATTATATGCTTTTGCAACATCATTAATAATGTTAGGAAATAGCATAGGTTTAATTTCATTATTCTTATATTTTGCTACTGTTCTATATGGAAATTCTGTAATATCAAAAACAATAAATGCAGAGTAATCATTACCCAATCCTCTAGCAACGTCCACTGTAATTATATAATTATGTTCTGGTATTGGTTCTTCGTAAATATCTAATCCAGCATTTCTGGTTTTTGGATCTTCATATACTAAGTTTCTTAATTTTGCTGCACTAATAAGAGTATTAACAGATCCTAAGAATTCACACTCAAACTCAACCTTAAATTGTTGTTCTGATGTGTTTGCAATAGTTTGTTCTTTCCATTCATCATCCCTACCAGGTACTTCACTCCAATGAACGTCAGTTGGTTTATATTCACTTTTACCTTTTTCAGCATCATGCCACATACGGTAAAAATGATTCATACCTCGTGGGGTAGAAACAATAATTACTTTAGTACTTTGTCCAGACGAGATAGTAGGATAAACAGAGGCAAAGAAGTCGTCAGCAATGTGATTCGGGATGAAAGCGAACTCGTCAAGAAAGATGACATTATAGGATCCACCTCGGACAGCAGATGAAGAAGTAGAGTTTGACGAAATTTTTGATCCATTTTCTAATTCCAGTGAACCTTTATTCCAGCTAATGATGCCTTGTTGCATCCAGTTAGGTAAATTTTCATAAGCGAGTTGGAGTCTACCAAGTAGATCTCTAGCAGTAGATGCCTTGTTTGCCAGAATCGCAATATTGACATTATCATTAAAAACAGCGTAATGTAATAAGTATGCAACACACGTAGTAGACTTACCAGTCTGTCTAGGCATCTTACATATATTAAATCTATGTTCGTGGAAGTTTCTAATTAACTTCTCTTGAAAATCATATAGACTAAAAGGAACTAGACCATGATCCAAAGAAACGATCTTTAGATAATTTTTAGCAAAATAAACAGGATCTTCCTTACACTTTACAAATTCGACAATCTGCTCTTGTGTAAATTCATGAGCAGTATTTGCTTTCTTTAGATTCGGATTACCGAGATAAACAGCATCACTAGACATCTAATTCATTCCTCCAATCCGACAACGGATCTCTTGATACATCTGAAAAAAGTTTTGATGGTACTTTAATCACATCAATAACCTCAAACGCAAGATTTCCATTAGCGTCTTCTATCTTAACACTATCTTCATTATTTGTCATTATTCAAGATCCCGTCCTTAAGCATTTTGGATAGTTCTGATGTAGAACCAACGAATAATGCATTATTAGTCACATTTCCTGTAGACTTCTTAGGAGAATCTTCTTCTACTTCTTTTACCTTTTTTTGTAAATCTATCAACTTATCAGTAGTATCGGCAACTGACTTAATAATTTGCCCTGCAACTTCATATGCTCTTGGACTTGCACTTTCGCCAGCAAGTTCCAATATACCATTAAGAGATTCTTGACCCTTTTCTATAAGTGAATATAAATTGGCACGAGTATACTCATAATCTTTCTGAATCTCATCAGGTTTATTTGAAACATCTACAGTGCTAGTGGTTTTATCTACACCAACTCCAACAATGTCACTACTTTGAGTGTTTAATGCTTCATCAATAGGATCATAACTAGACATTTTCTTAAGTTAAATCAGTTTGTCTTGTGGGACTCCAAGTACCACCATCAGTAAAGTCTTCAACAACTCCGTTAAATCCAAAATCATCATCTGCTTCGACTAATACATCATCAGCAGCAGTTAATGCATCTATTGATGTACCTGTTATATGAGTTGCCTTTACGGTATTATCATATCCACGATAAACAACAATAGTTTGGGCATCAACGATTTCTTTAACTTTCATTACCTCAGTATCTATAATAATTCTACCACCAACAACTAATGAACCACTATCACCAACTTCAACTTTAGTCTTAGACTTACTTAAATCTGATTTCAATACAGTAGTATTATCATCATTATAATCTTGAAGTGCTTTAGGTGTAGCAGTATATCTTAACTGTCTTCTTGCAGTCTCTCTATCAACACTAGTAAAGTAATCGACCTGAACTTTCTTAATAAGTCCATCTGTAGTATCTGCAATAGGACCGAATAGATAAGTCTTAGCAGTAAAATTAAGTGTGTATATTAATGCTCTTCTAGTTGAAAAATCTCCTTCATAATCATCCTCAAAAGAAATATTATCCAATACTACAGGAATATCTCTTTTCTCTCCTATAGACGATACTAAATCAACAGTTAAATTAAAGGAAGGTTGGAAATATGGAAGTATCTGCTCTACAATCTGTAATGCGTCATCATTTAATTTAACCATTATATTCAACTCAAATCCAACATTATATGGAACAGGCATATAAACCTTCTTAAGATTAGTTCCATCTGATGCTTTAAATGTTTGAGTTATACTTGCCTTTCTTGTAGGATCATATGAAATATCAGTTGTTTCAAACGACATTCTAGGTAATGTCATTTGAGTTGCTCTATTTAAATCTGGTTGCTGTTCTATCCTTGCTAAGAATTTTTGCATTGGTCCATACGCCAATGGAACTCTCATATCACTAATATCACCACCAGATGAATTCTTATGGCGAATATGGATATCATTAAAAACTGTACCGAAAGAGATAACAGTTCTTCTTAGAATTTCGTGATAAAAATAAGTTCCTAACATTATACCTGACCGAATGGATTAGATTGAGTGAAATCTAAGAAACTGTCTGCCAGATCTTCAATTTCGTCATTACTGTCGTATTCACTATATGTATC